CGAGTCCCAGCAGGACACTGTTTGTTGTTGGGTGTCCGTGTTTGGGATTTCCTGGGTAGATGAGACGTTGGGCTCCTAGTAGAGTCTCTACCGCCTCCATCCGTGACTCGCTCCATTCCAGGGCATTCCCTACTCCTCGCATGACCGCTTGTGCTCGGTCGTGTGTTAGGAGTTCCGTGGCTGCCGTCAAGTCTGCACTGAACAAAGTTAGTAACCCGTGATCGCCTTTGTGCGGTTCGAGTTCTATCTTTGACCCAGTCAGCCCTGCCCGGAACCAGGGATGCCTTGCCAATAGTGGAATGGTCTCTGCCGACACACCTCGTCCGTAGTGTGTCGCCAGAGCGTCATGGATTGTTGCCACTCGTATCTTCCCTACTTCCTCGATTGCTTCTGGCCTGAACTTGGGTTCAAGTCCCATGGTCAGCGGCATTTCGCAGGCGGAGTAGAGTTGTGCGAGGTCTGGTGGTGGTAGAGATTCAGGTGCTAGCCCCACGCCGTAGCCGGTTGAACTTAAGCGTAGGCCAAGCGCTTCTTGCAGTGATGCTTGACAACCTCCTTTCTTTCTTGTGTGTGAAGTGCATGCGGCTCTTCCTGGGATGGGTGCTCTGGCTGACTTGAGATCTTCGTTCGTGATCCCGAAGTTTGCCAGGTACTCATCTGTGAGCCGCACGTGCTTCCGACGTTTACAGTCTGTGGTTAGCCTTAGTGCAAAGTCTTCGAGTTGTTCTAGCTCGTCGTCTTCTGCATCATAGGCGTCTTTGAACCACAGGTCGATTTTCTCTTGTATAGCCTTCTCCTTCAGGTGTTCCATCCGCCAAGGGATGGCCCTGCTGAGGGATGATGCTGAGAATAATCGAAGCCGTGACGTCGTCGGGAGGATGTTTAGTGGATAAGGCAGACTGACCTTCGTCGAAGGTACAGCTTCGAAGGGCTCATTGATGTGGATTGGTTCCCTCCACTCGCTGGGGAACCCGTCCTGCGTGAGCTCGCTTTCGAAGGACTCATGGCGCCAAGCATGAGATACCTGTTTCGTCCATTGTAATCCGTCCCGCACACACAAGCTGAGGTAGTTAAGGTAACCGAATGCTCGAAGCGCATTGTTACGAACCTGGATGTCGCCGATCTTTCCATATGCAAGTTCGGACCCTGTTTTGAGGGTATGCATATTTCGGATGACAACTTTGGCTTGACTATGGTACTTCTCACATTGATGCATTCTCCGTGCACGTTCTTTGACGGACGTGGGAGTCTTAGCGGGAATTCCTGGCTTGTTCTGAGCCAGCGTAGCCTTGCAC